GCGTGTCACCCGTGGGTGACATAGTAGTCACCCCTGACACTCCCGGCTCAAGCACCACTTCGTACAGCGTGGTGCGTCCGGGGCGCTCGGTGCGCCTGAGATACCCAGCCGCAACTAGCGCCGGGATCGCGCGCTGAATCGTGCGGTCTGACAGATGGCACGCTTTTGCCAAGGTTGTCACGCTGGCCCATACGTTGCCACCGAGCCGGTTGGTGAATGTCCCAATCGCGCACAAGACGCGTAAGTGCGTGTCAGAGATGGCCGCATCTGCGACAGCACTTGCTGGGATAATGGAAAGGGCTGGCATCGATTGAATGGACTCCTCTGATAGTACGACTCATCGACGGTGACGGCTGTGTCCACCCATGTTCCCCCCACGGGTCCGTCGTGGCTCCCCCACGCGCTCAAGCAGTGAATGCACGGCTTGAAACGTCGTCCCGACTTGTGCTGCCACCGCACGAATCGACAACCCGCTGCGATACAGCGCAATCACTCGCGCGCGCCGAATCTCGTTGGGTTGGTTCCCGGTGTGGTGGTTCTGGGTGGCAGAAGGCTTACGCTTCCTCGGCATGATCCTCGCTCCTCCACTGTTCGCAGAATGGGGAGACATCGCAGTAATGCTTGCATCGCTTGTACTCGCCAACTCGACGCTGCACGATGTATCCGTCAGGCACATCCTCTGGGTTTGGCGGCGAGGAAAGCACCTTCAACGCACGCTTCCCGTCCTGCTTGATGATCGCATACGAGTCCCCGCTATACCAACGCTCTTCGTCTGTGCAGTCGATCTCGACGCCTTCTGACGCCTCCTGATGCAGGATCACCCGCTCCCGGATATACTCCTCCGCTTCCTCCAGCGACCACACCGGGATGGAGATCACCTTGATCGCGGCCTGTGGGTAATCCGGGTTCCGCTGTGCCTCCGTTTTGCGCCAGTCTCGGAAGATGGCGATCACCTCCAGATGCTCCACGGGATTGCCGTTCTGGTGCGCCAGCCACCGCAAGATGTTCAACTGTCGCGTCCAGCTATCAGACCCGTGCTGCTTGTAGACGGTGGTGACCTTGTAGTCGCTGATCTTCCCCGACTCCAAATCCATCACATCGAACTGCCCGGATACCTGCCATCCGTTCACCTCAGCGTAGAGACGCTGCTCTACGATCATGCCCTCTTCCCTCAGGCCAGCACGCTCCAAGATCGTGTGTACTGCTTGCCCAAGTAGGGACCACACCCGCTCCGACACATCCACCGAGAGCTTGTCTCGGTGGATGGCCGACAGCACGCGCACGCGCGGAGAGTCGATCAGCTTAGTGGCGCTAATGTCGCCGCCGCCTGTGTATGGGTCGTTTGTGACAGCTGCCACGATACTCTGTGGCAAGCCGTGCATGTTGGTGATGGTGGTCATGTCGCCAAATCCGCAGCCATCGCAGCCGTCAGATTCGCCGCCGCGTGCAGCTTGTCCATAGCCGACTTTGCCATAGAAGAAGCGTTCTCGGTTTCCATCAAAAACCCACGAATCTTCTTTGCCGCTTCTACGTCGCCAGCCATAACACACTCTCCGAGTGTTGCCAGCACAAGGACGACCATCATCTCTTCGGGCAAGAGATCGACCTGCATCTCTGTGGCTTTTGTCGGGTTCTCCTGCTCCATTATCGTGTCGCCTTGATGAACATCGTCGCAGCTGCCGCCTGAATCGACGCCGCGTCCGGGGTGATCCCAGCCTCTTCGATACGCGCCCCAAAGTGCACGATTGCCGCGTTGACGCAGTTGGCGTAGAGCGCCACGATCTCATCAAACGACAGCGTGGACGGCGCAGTCGCTCTGGCCGGTGCCGCACTTGCTGCTGGCGCAAGCGGAGCGCCACCCGTCACGCGATTGATGTTCGTGAACGTCTTCCCGTCCTTCTTGACCTGCTCAAAATGCAGCCGCTGTCCCACCGCCGTCTCAAACGTGAGCTTGGCGCGATCCAGCTGCGAGGTCGCGCTCGACAGCGAGACGTACACCATCGTGCCATCATCGCCAGTGAATAGCACCTGAGGGCCGAACTGCCCTTCGGTCTGCTCTACCCCAACCACCGTGATCGTCAGCGGGCCGTTTGCAAGCTTATGAATCGCCATACATCCTCCGTACCGGGAAAGAGTGGGTGGCAACCGTATGCTGCCACCCATACTGCATCATCAGGAAAACTGCACGAACTGGGCAATACGCTCAGTCTTTCCAAGCCACGGCATGACCCACGCAACGGCCTCGTCATGCGTTAGGCCGGGAGGGATCGCGAGGGTCCGCGTCATGCCGCGCTCGCTTACCAATTCCGCCGCCATGTTTGCAGTGCTGCGCGGAGCCAATTCGTTTGTGACTGCCTCTGCCATACGACCCCCTGTACAATCGTGCGCGCCAGCGTTGTTGTTGACGCGTGAAGTCAAGTGTACGTGTTGTTGACGAATTACGCAAGGGGGCAAAAAACCCCGGCACGCGTTGCTGCGTGCCGGGGTATGTGATGCGACAGTCTACCTTCGTCCGTTAAGCAGTGCGCGGACTGTCGCGCGGAACGCCTCAAGGTCTAACCCAAGAGGGTCGGTCTTTCTTCCGGGAGGGAGTGCTACCTCCGCGTGAGTGACGATCCGCTCCAGAGGGATACCGTAGTGATTCACCAGCTGGACGCACACCATTGCGGCCTCAAACAGCTGCGCCTTGGGGTACGTCTCGCCGTCGTTCCTGTTTGAGAGGCAGACCCCAATGGCAAAGTCGTTGACATCGGACACCCCGTCGAGTGCAGACACCCCACAGTGCCATGCTCGCTGCTCGGGATGCACCAAAAGAAAGACATTCCCGGTGCGCCCTAGCAGGAAGTGATAGCTGACCTTGCTTTCTGGACGGCGACACCAGTCGAGGGACGTATCCACCCGATCTGACGCATCCGCGTGCAACACGATGGCGGTGATTCGCACCCCCTCCGGGCGCTTATTGCGATTCGGAGAGGGGCGGGACTGCCACTTGGGGGGCAACACCAACTGCATGAGCTACTCCGTGGGCTTCTTGGCGTTCTTCAGGAAGTGCAGCCCATACGCGAGGAGCGCACCCACCGCCGCCTTCACCGCATCCTGATCCAGCACGGCGAGGCAGTTCACCTCTGGCTCACACGGGATCGTCACGCCCGTCAGCTTGGCGAGGAACGTCAGCGCAAACGCGATGAGCGCCACCGCGATGCGCTTGATAAGCGGGGACTGCATATCCACCCACGCACTCACCTTCTTGAGCGACTGCATGACGAGGAACGTGACCGGCCCGACAAGAGTCGGGAGGAGCAGGGAGAGCGCAAACATCTTCATGGGGAGTGCCTCCTGTGTGTAAACGTGTTATGAACGATGATCCAGCCGACCTTCCATGTGCGCGATCTTGGTCAGGGCTTCGCGCAGGAGCGTGTACATCTCGCCCATGTCGCTCCGCATATCACGCACATCCCGCTCCATCTTCTGCACCGTGGCTTTCAGCATGGCATACGACATCACTCCACCAACCAATGCCGAAATAATCGGTACGATCAACGCGTTGATCGATGCGGGGCTTGACGGAACTCCAGCGTTTTGCAGCACGATGCTCCCCGAGGCAACAAGCGCACTGATTTTAAGCGAAACAGACTCTACCGTCATCGAGTAATGGCCTCCATCGCAGAGCGAATGTTGGTCGGGATGCGAGCCTGTCCCTTGGATTGAGCGCGAGAAATGACGTTTTTTACCTGATCCGCCTTCTTCTCAAGATAATACCCCTGTAGTCTCGCGCGAATTCTCTCGTCGTTGATGCGGGACAAGTCTACCTGTTCTTCAGCGGGGCGCTGGCTGTTTTCATAGGCAAGCAAACGACGCGCCATCGTCGGGTCGATTTGCCCGTATGTCTGATAGATCGGGTCCGTCGCGATCACCGACGCCAGCGCGTTGCGGATCGCGGTGCCGATCTGTTGTTCACGCACGGCATATTCGTCACCCGTCTCGGCCTTGGTCCGCTTCACGCGGCCCACGACCGCGCCCGTCCGCTCCAACTCCTTCCGCACAAAATCTTCCTGCGTCAGGTCGGCGCGGACCTGAGACGGGATGAACATAGAACCGGCCAGTCCAAACGGGCGCTGCGTGACCTTGCCGAGCGGATCGACCTTCACCGGCAGGGTTTGCGACAAGCCGGGGATACCAGCCAGCACTTGGTTCTTGATGCCCTCGGCAACCGTCGTCCCGCGCGTCTCGCGTGCGATTGGGTCAACGCCACTGGCAATCGAGCGTAGCATCCCGGAGCCGGGGACCATTGCGCCAATGGTACGCCCAGCCAGCCCAATCGCTGCGTCTGCGGCGTCTGGGGTGCCCGCCTTCTGGGCGACCTCAAACGCATCGCTCAGGCTGGCGACCATCGGCAACTCGGACACGGCGCGGACGGGAGCCGTGAGCGCGCCGAACGCGTATTCTCCCGGAGAGACGTTCACATCCTGATCCATGTTGTACATGGCCGCGCCAATCTGGAGCAGGTTCCCAAACGGGGAATACTTGGCAATCTGAATCCACGGCGACTTCTCGGTGAGCTTGATTGCGCCTTCCAGCTTGCCCTGCTCCTCCCACGCATCACGCTCGCGCTGATTCGACGGGAAGAACCCCGTCATTTTACCATCTTTGGCGAGGTGGTATCCCAGCGTCAGGCCAAGCGTCGATCCGGTCGTGATGCGGCCAAGAGCGTTCGCCAGTTCCCGCTGCTCGGCAGACTTTCCGCGATAGACGACATCGACCAGCCGACGCCCCTGCGAGAGAATCCCGAGCGGCGTGTATTCGTAAATGCGCTTGGCGATGTTGGCCGGGGTTCTGCGGAAGAGGAAGAGCAAGTCGCCCGCCCCCGGCACGATGTTCATCACATCTTTGATCTTTTCTGCCGCGCTGGCGAGCTTGCTGTTCTCTTGGAACGTGGCGATCTCCGCATCGCCCATCGCGCGCATCGACATTTCATCGGTCGGCTTTGCGATCAACTGCTGTACGCGGTCTGCAAACGCTTGGCCCGTCTTGCCTTCAGCCTGCGCCAACACGCGCGCCTGCTCGTCGAGCGACCGAGAGATTGCGATGTTTTTGAACAGCTCGTCAGTCGCGCCCATCGTGCGACGGACTGCACCGACGTACCAGTTCAGCGCCTTGTTGTCGAACTTGACCTCGCGCATGTTGTCGAGAACGGCGGCGTTCATGGGGCGTTCCCCGCGCATCACCCGCATAAACTCCTTTGCCCCATTTTCTGCGCCACGCAAACTGGCGTCGGCAACGGCCTTTGGGTTCAGTGCCGATGCCGACTTGGAACTAACGCCAGTGAATGGCATGAGCAGCCGGTCAAAGACAAAGGCCGGGTATTCCTTCCCCTGCTCAAGCCCAGCCGACACGAGGTTGCCGCCAAAGTTACTCAACTGCGACTTGAACGAAGTCAAGACGTTTGTCTTGATTAGCGTTAAAAACTTCTCGCGCATCGAGAACTTCGTCAGGTCGTTGGCGAGTTTGTTCAACTCGCCAAAGTCCTTCATGTCCGCCGCCTTGATGATGGCGGCACGCTCTTCTTCCGTCAGCGGACGCTGGGCCAACCGCTGGGCGCGCGCCATCCACGTAATGGGATCAGCCGTGCGGAGCGCCGTCGCTCGCAACGCTGACAGGTTGCGGCCCGTTTCTGTGCGCTGTGTGGTGAACGTGCCAAACAGCGCGTTGCGCTCCTTGTTCAACTCGGCAAGGCGCAGTTGAGCTTTGGCGATTTCGTCAGGAGAGGCTGTAGCCGAGTTGAGAATCTTGAAGTACGCCTCTTCCTCGGCCAGCACATCGTTGATCGCCGTCCGCACGTGCAAGAGGTCATAGCGACCCAGCGTCTCGCCGTTCTTGGCGCGTGTCACCAGTTCTGACGGATCAACCCCCAACTCCGACGCCACCTTCTTCTGCACATCCCTGAGCGACTCCGACTCAATCAGATCGCCCACCTTCTTGCCGGGGTACAGCCCCGATTGCTTGTGCTCCACCGTCACACGTAGTGGCGTCTCAAACTCCGACACGAACTGACTGGCTGTGCGCTTGAGGCGCTCTTGCACCAGTGGATCGTCGCTGAACTTCTCCCAGTTTGCGTAGCCGGTGATCTCCTGCGGCTGCATCAACGGCTGCTCGCGGCGTGCGGCGGGCGGCATGGTGGACCCAGTTCGCGCGGTCGTCTGCGTTGCGTCGTCCAGCCCCAGCGTCAGCTGATCGGCCTCGCTCACCGGGGCGACACTGCGCGGCACTGTAGACTCAGCAACGTCAGTGGCAACGCCGGAAGCCGGTGGTGTGGTTGGAGCCGGGACCGCCTCCGTTCGACGCAGTGCCCCGAGCGCCTTTGATCCACCAGAGAGTAGCGCCTCCGTGCCCTTCGCAAGGCCGACAGAGGTCAAGGCGCGTCCAATCGGAGACGTTGATGCCGCCTCAAGCGTCCGCTGCACCGTTGGGAATCCGGCCTTCCCGGCCAGCTTGCCAACCATCGCCGCTTCGGATTCTTCGGGGCGTGCGCCAACCGCTTCCGCCGTGCCGAGCAGTATGGGAGCCAGCGCCCCGCCGGAATAGCCCGCCGCTGCATATTTCCCCAGCGTGGCGGGGATCATTCCCACCGATTCGCTGAGTTCATACGTCGGGACAAGGCGCGCGTCTTTAGGGCGCGTCAAGGCTTTGCCGGTCTGCTCAATGTCGCGGAACATGCGCGACACGGGATTCTCTTCCCCGAGCGTCGGAACACGGCTCAAAGAGCCAAGTGTCGAAGACACCGCCGTATTGACCGCTGAGAGCGCACCTAGCGCCGACGCGCCAATGCCCTCCGCAATGCCAACTGATGACGGAGACGCTACCCGCAAGTCGTCAAAAACGCCCGACGACTTGCGAGAGCGCAAGTCGTCAAAAACGCCAGAGGATCGGCGTGGCTTGAGGTCGTCAAAAATCCCAGATGCCACTTAGCCTCCCGGCCACTTGGTCTTGGTGACGTTCTCGTACCGCTGGATGACCGCCTCGCGAGGCGCAGTCCCTTCCTTAATGAGGTCCAGCGCCTCTTGATACAATGCCTGAGCTGATGTGGGTGCCGTTGCCGCATTTCCGGGGATCGCAGCGCCCAAGCCAATCTGCCGCAGCAACTCGTCAGATGACGATGTCTTCGGCGCGGTCTTTGCCGTCTCCTGCGACTTGCGGTACATCCCCAGCATGATCTCCTGCGGCGGCTTATTGGCGTTAGCCTTTGAGCCTCGCAGTCGCATAAACTCTGCAGACTTCTCGGCGCGCTCCTTGGGATCAGACATGCTTTCGTTCCACCACGCTTCAGCCTTGTCAAGCTCGCCTTGGTATTCACGATTTGCCTGAGCCACCTGAGCGCGCGATGCAGCGGCTGACGCATACGACTGTGCGATTGCCGCCTCAGCCTTACGCTTTTCGATGGGCGACATGGCGTCAATGCCCAACAGGTCTGACGAAATACCAGACAAAAGCTGCTTGGCCTTGTTGATGTCGTTGCCGACAAACGGGGCCAACTCCTTGGCACGCTGATTCAGCGCCTCGTCTTTCAGACGCTGCTCCAGCTTGAAGGTGCTTTCCTTCTCTTCCAGTTCAGCCTCTCTGGCCCGCTTTGCCACCACATCTTGCGGCACCAAGCCAAACCGTATCCCGCCTACCGTGACGCCCTTGGCGGGGGGAGTTGCAGGGCGGGCTGGCGGCTGGGCAGGGGCGGCGTTAAGCGCCGTGCGGATCGGGGTATCCAGCGTTCCCGTGGGACGCTCCGACGCCCCCATGCTTTGCTGCGTGGCACTAGCCAGCGCCTTCCCCATCACGCTCGGTGAGAGGGAAGACGCCGGGAGCGTCGGCTGTGGCATCGAGAACGTCCCGGCCTGAGCGGGAGCTTCCTCTTCTGGGAGCACGGAAATCCCGCCACCCGCTGCCCGATACATGTTCAGGGTGTTGATGGCATTCATCTCTTCCTGCTGCGCTTCCCGCTTCAGGCGCTCTTCGCGGTCGATCATGCCGCGCCCGTAGCTGGCCATGCCAGCGCCAACGCCACCCAAGGCCAACCGCAGTGCGTTCATAAATGGTGCCATGATCGATCCTCAGAATCCGTCTGATGCACTGGTGGACCCAGTCACCCCGCCGCTTGTGCCAAACAACGCACGGATCTCAGGCGGGAGACTGCGGATAAACGCATCGCGATCCTTCTGCTTCATCGGAGCCAGTGTCGCCGCCAGCTGCGTGAGGAACGCATTCCGCGCCTGTTGCTGCGATGCCGTGAACTGCTGTCCCGCAATCGTCCGCACCGGCTGTCCGCTGGCGTCCAGCACCGGCTTGCCGTCCGCTCCATACAGAATACCCGTCGCTTCCGTCATGCCCAAGCGTTCCCGAAGCGCACGGTCCAACTGCGCCTGTGCCGACTGCGCCTCGCGATTTAGACGGTTCTGCTCCACGGCGCTCGTTGCCATCGGCTTCCCGTTGGCATCCAGCTTCGGGACCACCTTCCCCGTCGCGTCCACCGTGTACTGCTGCCCCGTCGTTTCCGACATGGCAATCGCTTCTCGGAGCAGCCGATCCTTGTCGGCAGACGCCTGTGCCCGCTCAAACTGGGACTGGTTCTGCTCTCGACTCAGACGCGACTGTTCGGCGGCGTTCGTTTCAATCTGGTTGCCATTCCGGTCCAGCTTCGGAACGACCTTCCCTTCGGCATCCACGACATACTGACGACCCGTCGTCTCCGACAACTGGATCGCTTCGCGAAGCGCCCGCTCCTTTGCGTTCTGTGATGCCTGAAACGCCTGTTCGCTGGACTGCAGCGCCGTGCGCTGCTCGCGATCCAACCTGCTCTCCCCCGCCTGAAACGTCTGCTGCTGCTGCTGCAGCCGCTCCCGTGCGGCCAACTCGTTCGCTGCCACCCGCTCCCGGCTGGACATCTCGGCGTACCCCAGCGCCAACTGGCCCGACTGATACTCCTTCGTCGCCATGTCTCGCGCCGACTGCAGATCCAACTCGCGTCCCTTGAGACGTTCGTTCTGCGCCAGTTCTGCCGCACGGGCTTCGATGTCGGCTTTCGCCTTGGACGACTCGACGTTCGCCCGGAAGACGCCCAGTTCCTGTTCGCCCACCGTGCCCAGCGTCTGGCCCAGCTGCTGCACCAAGAACTGCTGGCGCTGCTGCTCCCGCGCCATCGCCTCCTTGAGCAGATCCGCCTCCATCGTGGCCTGTGCGCGAGCGAACTGGCCCGCGATGTCGCCCATGCGCCCTGCTGCGATTGAGGACGCGGCAATGCCACGCCGTGCCATCTCTTCGTCCAGCGCCATCTGGCTGGCCTGACGCTCGGCTTCCAAGTTCGCCATCGCGGCTTCCCGCTGCGCGGCAAAGGCCGGATCGTCATAGACCGACCCTTCCTCTTCCATGCCCGTCAGGCGGGACAGGAGACGGCTGGTGAGGGCCTGAGTCGTCGTGCCCTGCTGGAACGCCTGACCCAAGGCAAACGGTGCGGCAGCAGAGGGTGCGCCGTACCCCATTGCTGGGGCAGCGCCCATCCCGCCCATGCCGCCGTCGCCCATGTCCTCGTAGCCCATGTCGCCAAAGGCCATCCCACCTTCGTCCATGCCACCGCCTTCCACGCCCTCGCCCACCCCGGCAAAAGCGCCCTGCATCCCTTCAAAGCCACCCTGTGCGAAGAGGGCTTGCAGGGACGCCATCATGTCGGGCGAGACTTGCCCGCCAGCGGCAGGGGCGGATGTCGCACCACCCAGCGCCTGAGAAACCTGCGACGGCAGGTTGCCACCGCTCGGCTCATACCACGGGTTCTCGACCACCTCATCACGACCAACGCCCCGGATGTACTGGTACTGCTCGACCCCCGCAGGGCGAAGCCATGAGGTGACTTGCTTGTTGCCTCCATATGTCACCCACGGGGTGGGCGTAGCCCCGGCAGGGACTTCGGGGCGGCTCATGTCAATAAAGTTCTTGCCAGCCTCTAGCTTGACATTGCTAGGGGCAACCTTTGCCGTCATGAACGCATCGGGCGCAACCTCTCGCGGCGGGGGAGCCGGTCGCGCCTGTCCCTGCTGCTGCATCTGGGCGAACGTCTGCGTCTGCTGCCCGCCCATCTGGCGAGCCGCAGGACGAGGCTGGGCTGGCCGCTGCCGTGGGGCGGCTCCACCCACCCCGCCGCCCGCGTTCCCCCCGAACAGTTGCGTCTGGGGGCTAGGGAGAACGCCAAGCGCCGTGTTGTATGTGGCCATTACCGGCCTCCCAGCCCAGTGTACTGCCCACCATAAGGCGCGTTAAATCCCGCCAAGATGCTGGGTGCAAACATCGCCATCAGTCGGGCGCGAGCTTCCGCTTCCTGCTGGGCGCGTTCCATCTGCTCCCGCTCCAGCGCCAACTGCCCCTGACTGCCAGCAAGCCCAGCCGCTGCCTGTGCGCCCTGCCCAATCGCCATCATCCCTTCCTTCGACTTCCACCACGGAGTCGAGGACGGCGGGGCCGCATTGGGCGCAGAAGTCGGCGCAGCAAATCGGCCCATCGGCTGATTGGGCTGGTTGGTGATCATCGCGGACGGATCCACGCGAGTCCCGCCATACGTCCCGCTGCCTACCTGAGACAGCGAGGGCGTCATGTTCGTCATGGTTGGCTGAGGAGGCGCTATGCGGTTAGGAACCGATGCGGCCACCTGTCGTGCTGCCGTGGGGTTCGCCGTAGACACGCCCCGACCCAAGCGCATGGCCGCAGACGGCCCCTGCGCTGCGCTATCAGCCAGATAACTGGTCGCGTCAAACCCGCCAGTGCCGCCGGACATTCCATCAAAGACTGAACGCTGCAGGTTGATGTCTGGAATATCCAGCCCAGCAAAGTCGCCACCGCCAACCGCGCTGATCTTGTCGCCCAAGGCGTTGACCTTCCGGGCGGTGAGGAGGTTCTTGATGCCCCCCTTGAGCGCCTGACCCGTCTGGCCCGCCATGTACCCCGACGCGCCACCCTTGAGGCCCTCGACAAGGTCAAAGCCAATCCCAGACTGCCCCGGACGATCCAGCCCGCGCATGGCCGCGCCAACCGCCGCGCCAGCCAACGGACCCCCGATAGCGCCAGCCGCCATAGGAGCCAGCGCCTGCAGCACACCCTTGTTCCGGTCGTACAGACCCGCCAGCCCACCACGCTTCCGTGCCATCGTTACTTCCTCCCTGTGCGCTTGAGCGCGACCTTGGGCTTCGCCCGTTCTGGTAGTGCAGTATAGGACTTCTTCGGGGTGGACTCAATGAACTCTTTGGCAACCGCCTTGGAGATCCCCGTCTTCCCCGTCCCGCCAGCCGCAGCGTACATGGCCCGCTGCTGGGCCTTGCTCTTGATCGGCATCAGTCGTTCCCCTTGGCCTGTCGAGCCACGGCGGCATTGTCCACCAGATTCGGATACGGTCGTCCCGCCGCCTTGGCCTTGGCCTTCGCTGCCGCCTTCTGCTTGGGCGACAGCGTGGTGGGCTTCGCGTCCTTCGGGGCGTCCTTGCGCCAAAAGGCGATCTTCTTCTTGGGCATTGTCAGATCCGGTTGATCGTCGCAATCACGGACGGGACACGGGGAACGCTCCCCGCCGCCGGGATCGTCTCCAGCGACACCAGCGTACTGGGCGACTGCCAGTACAACTGGACGTAGTCGTTCGCTGCCATCGGGACGAAGATGTTCCACATCGCCAGCATGTGCCCGTCCCCAGACCCGTGCTTCTTGGGCAGGGTGATCTGCCCTGCACTATCTGGGATGTTCGTCCCGTTCTTCTTCCACCAGAAGTAGATGTTGTGTTCAGCCGAGTCCGTGTTCTTGACCTGAGCGCTGAACATGATGTTGTAGTCGCCCGCATACGTCACGCGGATTTGCGACCCACTGATCAGTGCGGTGCCACGGGTCGTCCCGGTGCTGTTCAGCGTCACCAACTGCTGCGTGTTGATCGTCGCGGTGGGCTGGTCCGTCGTGTCGTAGAAGTCTCCGTACCAGTGCGCCCATGCCGACAACACCCACGACCCGGACACCATGCTGTAGGTGTCCCCGGTGTCCGTGGCGTAGTACGTCGAGCCATCCGCACTGGTGACGGGTCGTGACGCCAACGTGCCAGACTGCACATGAACACTCGCATCCGCATCATGCGCGTTAAACTGCTCGCGCAACGTGTTGTCATTGCCGCGCACATCATTCGCGTTCACTGGCGCAGGGCCGGGGAACGGACTGACGAACGGTCGGACTTGATGCGAAGAGACGGAGGCCATGTGCTAGTTACGGCACGTAGTTCTGACCAAGCACGGCGATGTACGGGCCGACAGCGCCAACTCCTCCAATAACAACCTGAAGGATATCCATGCGACCAGCGGTGGTCGTCCATGTTGGAGCCACGCCACCAGCATAGACCGCATTGGTGATGGTCAGTGTCCTCCCGCCAGTTCCGTCTTGCACGATCTGCAAAATCACAGACCCGACGTTAAGAGAACCAAGCGTCAGCGTTGCGTTCCCCGTCAGGGTGACTCTGGTGATTGAACTGGTAAGATTGACCGTCTGTGTGCCAGAGGCTGAAACCGCTCCATAGGTTTCAATAATGCGTGTACCAGCACCAAGCGTAATGCTGGTGTTAAACGTCACGCTATTCGTAAACGTGTACGATGTTCCGCCAAACGTCCCGCCAGCAATGCCTGACGCCGCGATCCCCGTCAGCGATGCGCCAGACCCGCTAAACGTGTTCGCCGTGACTGTGCCAGAGGCGGTAATTCCTCCGACATACAAGTCGCGCCAGCGCAGCGAAGTCGTCCCCAGATCGTTCGTTGCCGTCACGCTGGGCACTACGCTAGTGTTGACGCGCCCCGTCACCGACACGGTGTCCGTTGTCGCATTGCCCAGCGCCACGTTGCCATTGATCGTCCCGTCGCCCGTGATCGTGGCATTGCCTGTGACCGACGCATTACCGCCCACCGAGAGATCACTTGGGAGGGTGACCGCGCCAGTGGACTGGATATAGGAGATCTCCTCCCATGTCGAGCCGTTGTCGTACCACAGCTTGACGCTCCCCGTATCCGTCGTCAGCCACTTCCGCCCAGCCGTCCCCGCCGAAGGACGCGCTGCCAGCGTGGACGACTGCAGATGGATACCCGAGTCGTCGTCGTGCGTGACATACGCATCACGCAGCGTGTTGTCGTTCGCCTTGACCACCGTGGCGTCGAGCGCATCCCCGTTCGACGGGTTGGTGAATGCCGCGACTCCGTGCTGTCCGACTGTTGTCGCCATTTAGCGCCTCCCAAGCGCGTAGCTTTCTAGCTGGAATCGACTAAAGACCGGCAACGCACTGCCAGAGTCGATGATGGTGATGTCCGTGTAGTATCCCGTCCCGCCCATCTGGACACGGTAGTTTTTGCTGCCGGGGCCACCCCACACGCCGCTGCCCCATGTGCCAGATCCCCACAATCCGGCAGAAGACGTTGGCAGCGTGTAGTTCCCGGCTGCCATGTCCGTCTTCCATGTGACGGAGCAGGAGGACGAACCGTTCAACTGGGCCGTGAGATAGCCATACCGCAGCGACTTAGTTAGCGCATCGTCGCCAGAGTATAGACGGTGCAACTGCGCCGTCATGCTGTAGACGGTGCCGCCCGTTCCGTTTGCTACCACGTTGTCCAGATACACAGCGGGCGCATCGCAGAGGCTGACGTACCCATCCGCATCACCACGCAGCACAACCGGCAAGCCCGACGTATTCAGCGTCTCCCAGAGCGCCGTCGTGGCGGGCGCGAGGTAGCCGGTATCCCACGGGCCAGACCACGACCGCAGCACCGTGTGGTAGACGTACACGCCATACCCCGGCACACTGATCCACAGTTCTCGCGTAGCGCGATTGAACACGGCGCGGATGGCATCGAACTGCGTCGAGGTCAGCGCCCGGATCGGAGCGATCAGCGGGTCTGGCTTCTCGACTGTGCCAACCGGCATGACTTCGGCTTCGTTCACCATGTACAGCCCGCGCTCGGAAATGAAGAAGCCCAGATTCCCGATAGACACGATGCTGTGCTTGGCAATCACCCCAACGTCTGCCGTGACACCCGCTGGCTGCACGGTGATGTCGTCTTGCCCGTACCCTGTCAGGCGCGAGATACCGCGCCGATGGAAGATCATCAGCGAGGTGTTGATGCTCGCCAGCCCGACTACCGTTTCGTCGCCAAACGTGCGGACGACAATCTGCCCGCCACCAGACGCGCCGTTCCCCAGCGTGTCTCCGTTGTTCAGCGAGGAGTAGAAGATGGAATCAGGCGCAGCCGGATCACCGCATCCCCACAACCGCTGGTTGTGGACCGCAATGCAGGAAGTCGTCGCGGTCGATGCGAGGTTGACGGAGAACGTGGTTCCGTTCCACTTGTTGAGCAGCCCGCCATCCGAGATGTACACCACATCGTTCGTGCCATCACGGAACTGGGCGAACACCGGAGAGACGGACGACGATACCGCCCCAGTACGAGCCGTCCACGTAATCGGGAAGCTGCCGTATGTCGCGGTGTAGAGCTTGGCGTTGGTGATGACCATCAACTCCTGCGTCCCGCCATCCTTGCGCCACGTATAGCCGTTCAGGATGGCTGCGCTATCTACCGCCCCAGAGACGCGCTGCGTTCCGCCACGCTTGGTGATCGCGCCGTAGTCCGTCAGGCGACAGTTGATGGCTTTCCGTAGCTGGTTTGGCTGGACGAGGATGTCGTCAGAGACGTTGTTCAGTCCCCCGTCCATAGACGACTGCTGATCGAACAGTCGCGCCCCTCCCGGCTCGCCCGCCATCAGCCGCCGCTCCAGTCATACTTCTGGTCCGGGTAGGCCATGCGCGTCGGGTTGATCGTGCGACGGCGCAGATCGTCTAGGAGATCGGCCCGCTCTTCTTCAGACAACCGCTTGTAATTCATGGCTGACTGCGTTTCTGCGCCACCCTTCAGCAGCAAGCGATACGCTGCGCCAATCGCCAGCAACGTCTCGCTGTTTGCTGGGAAGTTGATAACGGACGCATCCGTTGCCAAATCCAGCAGCGCGGTCGGCTTGTAGTTGACGGCGATGTAAACAGGCGTCCCTGTGCCAAGTGGCAGGATCTGCACGGTCTCCCCGACGTAGTAATACAAGCGGGGATAGGTTGGCAGATAGTTCGCCGTCGTCGCAACCGGGACGTTCTGGAACTCGGTCTGGCTGTACAACACGTTGCCATCCGAGACAGACAAGATCCGGTAGAACTCTTTGCGGTTGTCCCCAGCCCCGGTGTTGAGACTGCTAAACGGGATCTGCCCGTTCGCGTCCGTTGCCAACTGCAACTGCTGAAACGTGTACTGGGGCGCGGCGTTGAGGATGTTCGACCACTCCTCGTCGTAGACGCCGTTCAGGACGCGCTTGATGATGTCGTCGCTCCAACGCGACGACCCCACCGCATCCATGTACTCACGGGTCAACTCGACCAGTTGGGCGCGTGTGACAGCGGGCATGGGCGACTCTGTGGTAAAAGACTACGCGACGTAAATACGCTTCTTGGTAGTTCCTGTTGGGTCAGGACTATCCAGCACTTCCCCCAGCGCAGACTCAAATGCCTCACGAACATTGCCCGTGTTCCAGTTGCTCATCTCGTCGGACATCCGCTGGACATCGTCGCGAGGGAACGTGCGGAACATGCGCTCCAAGTATGACGGCGCTTCGTCGGCGCTACACAACATCGGCAAATACCCGATGATGTCGTAGGCTCTGTGCGGGGCAATTTCGCCAGACTGTACGGTTTCCCAGCGACGGTCTTCTGGCTCCCAGTGCATACAGACGGCCCAGAACTCGCCTTGGCTGTCCTCGATAAACTTGAGGTGCAGCCCCGCATGAATCGCCTTGAGCCGCCGCGAGACTTCTGGCGACGGCTCAGGACGACCCAAGTGGTTGAGCAGGACGACCCCGCTCACTCAAGCACCAACAGTTCGACGTACACCGCCAGATCGTCGGGCTGAACCGACACCGCACCCGTCGTCACCAGCGCCACGCGCAGACTGTCGCCGGGGTTGAGCGTCCGCTCGGCATCCGTCGTAGTGGTCAGGAAGCTGAACTGAAGCGGCACGTTCGCCGCTGCAGCACTAATTGCCAGCCCGCTGGTCAACGCCACCGCCGTCGCACCCGTCATCTTGAACAGAGTCGCGACACAAGACGTAGCAGCGGTCGGGTACACCGCCGCGCACAGCGAAGCGCGGTTGATGTACGCCTTAGCCGGGGAAGCGCAGACGTTGTGGTTCTCCGTGCCAGCCGCCAGCGTCCCACCAGTCGGGTTCATGTCGCTGGACACGATGTTCGGATGTGTTCCAAACCGTCCCGGACGCGGGCTAAAATGATTCAACGCCATCTAAGTCTCCGTGGTTATCCCAGCAGTGGGTGGCAGCGGAAGTGCTACCACCCACCGCAGTGACGTTAGATGTGGCTGTAGCGGACAGCGTCCGTGTAGCCCGTGATGCTGCCGTGCGCGTTGCGGGCAAGGCAAGCCAGATTGCCGTACCAGCCGTAGGTCGTCTCGAACGCATCGCGGCCCTGCATCCAGCGCCACGGACCCGCGCCCTCAAACTCCACGAAGCCCCAATCCTTGGCATCCACCCACGCAAGCGACGGGAGGTGCAGGAGGTAGATCGTGCCAGCCGGGACGTAGTAGTCCGTCACGCACGGGATACCACACACTTCGATGGCCTTGTAACCACCCTTGATCGTGGTCGAGAACTCGCCCGCCGTGAACCGGCGCTGACCGACCATCGACTCCATGAGCTTCTTGGCAATACCCGGAGTCGTGATCATCAGGAACTCCTTCGGACGGGTCATGGCGTCCTTGCCGCTACGACCCGCAATGCGCTGGATCAGATCCCAAAGATCCGACTCGGTCGGCTGGGTCGCATCCGGCGTATCCGTGCCCGCCACCATGCGCGTGGCGTCCCAGATATTGTAGGTCGCGTTGCTGATGTTGTGCAGCGAAGCGTACCCGTTGGCGCGGTTCGTAATGTTGATCAGCCCATTCATGGCGTTGTTAATGGACGAGTCCGTCGTCGTCGCCTTGACCAGCTTGTCGCCACTAACCGTCCCCGCCACAGTCGTGGACAGCGTCAGCGTCGAATTGTCTCCGCTGGTGCTGATCGCCGTCACCGAAGCCCGACCACGAACAGTCGGAGTCGCTGCGCCAAGCGTGGTGCCGTCCACGACCGCCACAAAGTCACCAACGGACACCAGCAGGGCACCCTGACCGGCGTTTGCCACGTTGTACGGGTTGTTCACCACAATCGTCGTCGGCGGGCCAGCCGTGTACGAAGTGATGTTCGCCACGATGCCATCGGGCTTGTTGTGCAGCGCCTGCTGCATGAGCAGGGTGGAGGCGTCCTTGATTTCTTCCATCGTCTTCGTGGCGATGGTCGTGAAGGCCGCATCCTTGCTCTGCGTTCCGACGAACGCCAGCCCGTCGATCTGTCGCGTGGTGTACGCACGAACGACATTCACGCGAGCCTGAACTTCCGTCGCCGCCGTGTCGGGCGGGAAGTAGCCAGCGGACGAGAACGTGGCACCAGCGGGACGACCCACCACCACATCAAAGAACACATCGTTACCACCCCAGCGCATGTTGCGCGGGCCACCCTGCTTGCCCTTCTGTAGCTGGGCCAGAAGCGGGGTCACAAGGTTCTGGACCTTTTCGCGGAACTGGCCGTACACGTTCTTCAGAAGGCCAGTCAGTTCCGCATCCGTAATAACTGTCGGTGCAGCCATGATACACTCTCTTGATTATCTGATGGATGAAAGCACTGCGGACAGTGCGCTACTTACCGCATCGTCAACGGTGGACGGTTTGGCACTCGCCTTCGGGCGATCCGGCGTAGCGCCGACTTGCCCAACCGGCTTGAGCTTCTGACCGACCATACGCTTGGCCTTCTGCGCTTCTACCTGCGCCCGTTCCAGTTCAGCGTTCGCCTTCTGCTTGGCGGCGGTGACTGGCTTGGAACGACGCGAGTGGGCCGCTTGCGCCCACAAGGCCAAGTCCTCAACGATGTACTGCCGAATGGCTTCGTAGCGTGATGGGGGGACGTAGGGTAGCCCGTTCGGGGCCACTTCCACATGCGCTCTCATCGCCATCTCCAACTTGGCTTCCAGTTCCTCAACCGGCACGGTGGGCAGTGCATCCGCAATCAACTGGATGGCTGGACCGACTTCCGCTGCGTAGAACTGTTCGCCCGTCTGACTAATACTCTGTAACTCTTGGGACAACCGCAAGTTCGCCATCTGCTGTTCGGCCCGTTCTGCTCGACGCTCTGGCGAGTTTTCGTTGAGGTACGCCTCGTAGACGGCCTCACGGTACGCCTCGTCGTTCAGCAGTCGCTCCATCTGCTGCTCGCGCTCGACCAGCAACTGCTCCATCTGCTCGACCTGCTGCTGCGTATCAGCCTTGAGCCGCTGCTCTCGGTCCTGAGAGTAGACGCCCCACTGAGCCAGCTTGACGACTTGATCCAGCCGGTCCTGTCGAACCTTTCCGTTCGCCTTGTACTCCACGATTAGCGCCGGGACTTCGACTTCCCCATGCTCGTCTCGGAGGACGAAGTCCGTAGCCAGCCCTTCCGTAACGGACGGGACCGCTACAAACCCTTCCGGCAATTCTACATCACTAGCAGCAACGACCTCATCGCTGTCTTCGCCGGTCGGCTCATCTTGCTCAGGAGAAACCTCCCCTTCATCCGACGACTCTTCTGCCTCTGGAGAGGCGACTGGAGTGTCTTCGGCGGGGGCCTCTGACTCTGGAACAGGGAGCGCAGCGCTGACAGCGTCTGACATCGCGTCTCGGATGTCGAATGCGGGTACGGTCATGACAAACCCTTACTGTTGGCGACTCAGTGTATCCGCTTGCTGTGCAGCCATCTCCTCGTCCGGGATGCCCGCCAACTGCTGCTGCAGGAGGGGGGCAACGCCAATAGGCGGATTGCTGGCAGCAAGGGGTAGCTGATTCGGTGGAATGGCCGGGACAGACGCAGCCTCTGGGCCGCGAGCCGGTTGGCCTCCTCCGGGCATTCCCGAAGGACCAGCAGACGGCATCATGCCGCCCTGTTTCTGTGCCGCCTGATTGGCCAGTGCCACCCAGCGCTGCTGGGCAATGGCAATGATTTCCGGCGACAAATCGTCCTGCAGCAGAATCTCGCGCTCCAGCACATCCTGATGAATCGCTTCGTTGTCCTGCCACCGAATCTCTGGCGGCAGCGTGCCCATCCGAATGGCGTCGGCCACCCGCTTGGCGCGGGCCTCTTGGTCCTCATCCGGCGTGGCAATATCTCGGGCCACCGCAAACATCTGCCGACGCCGGTATTCCTTGAGATCGATCACCCCCGACTGAAGCCAGTTGTCCAAGAGGTACATCCGAAACGCCATCGGCATGGGCATCATCGTGGACGGCTCAACCCGGACATCGGACTGTCCGTCAAAATCTGACGCACTCACGGCTCGCGCCAGATCAGGACGCCCCTTCCCAACTGCCCCCAACGAACGGGGCACATCATAGCCCCACGCCATGCCCGCCAGTGTCACTCTCGACCAGTCCGTAAAGGCATGGGCCAGCGCACTGACGACAGGGCTGAACACGCGCTCCAACTGCTCGCGAGTTGCGATAATCGCTCGACCAGATTCGCCCGTGGCCTGACCACGGCTGATCTGATTCCAGCCAGACGCATTCTCAAACGCTTGTTTCTCCAGCGCCAACGCTTCCTTGACATCGTTGCCAACAGAGAACCCGCTCACGGGCTGGATCGAGTCCGACATCGGTCCTGCGCCACGGATTTCGATCATGGAGGTCACACCCCCCATGAACGTCTCGGTCGCAATGGCGTTAGGGCGCGTCAGGAACCGCCCACCCGCGTTGACTCGGATGTTCTCGACCCACTTGGACAGCAGCGCATTGACGCGCATTTGATGGTCGATCCACTGCTCCATGATCGGACGCGGATAGTACGACGGATCGCTGCTGCCATCCGGCACCCGCACCACGGGGATCACGCCCCAGAGCAGCGGGGAAGGGCCAAACACGACCTCGTTCCCCACCACCACCATCTGCAGCCCTTCCGGCAGGACATCTGCATGAGGCGCAAGGTAGATCGTGAACCGTTCGGTTACGTCTTCATCGCGAAGCCGCTGGCCCTCGCCAATCGTGGTCTGCGTCAGCACCCACGCGCCAATGCCTTCCGATCCGGCATAGGTCGGAGCGTTGCCAGTCGAGAGCGTAGTGTCTGCCGCGTCTACGCCAGACGCGCCGTAGCGATACGCGGCTTCTTGGCGAGAGATTACCTCGCGTACCACGACCCAATGCGGGTCTTGCGTTGCCGTCGCGTTGGGAGAGACGCGCACCTGTTCCACGCGCAGCGTCTGACACCCGATGTCACCGAGTGGCTTGCGCTGCCCCGGTACTTCGCCAAGGCGCTCATCCCACGGACCACGATCCGCGTCCCAGTACAAATGCCAGAACGAGACGCCATCGGTCTGTGCCCAAAACGCGGCTTCCCGCGCCACCCGCAACATCTTTTGCTGATCCCACTGGTGCTCCAGCGACAAATGCTGCGCCTGCGCCTTGCGCTTGTCGTCCGGGTCTTGGGTCATCGGGGTGACGCTGAACCCCGGCCTCTGATCCATCATGATCTGGAGGCGCTGATCGAGCGCCTTGTCAATCATGTTGTAGACCACACGGGCCGCATCACGGGGACGGGACGGCTCACGCCACGGGCCAAGCCCCTGCGCGGAGATCCACTGCTGCCCCGCCCGGAAGAGGCGATTCCGCTCGACCAAGTGCAGATGCATCTGCACGGCTTCCCGGCGCGAGTCCCACAACGACCGGACCCAACTGGCCCACGCCGCTGCGGTCGGCTCCGTCTCGTCAGCCAATGGGCAATCGTGCCCATAGAGCGCCCGGATCAGGGCTTGCTGCTGCTCCGTGTACGATCCCTGCGGGTTTTCTGGCGGATTCGGCTCGACTTCGTCGTTAGGCGCGTTTGGGTCGTTGGAGAACCCCGCCAAGATTCGGGCCATCTCATCGTCTACGACCGCGCCAACAAACGCCGGATCGTCTTCTGCGCCGAACGGGATCGTCATGCGTCTGCTCGCTGTCCAAGGCCCATCGCACTGCGGACCCGATTCCAGTCACGGTACATCTCGTACCGCTCTCGGATCACGCGCATCAGTTCTTCCTGCGCCCACATCTCGTTTTCCTGCATCGCCAGCGCCATCAGATCTTCCGGCACCTCCTCGTCCTTCAGCGCCTCCGCGTCTGACTCGGGAGGGCGACGGGAGAGCGCCACCCGCTCCCACGCACGACTGACACGCGCTACGCTCAAGTACAGCGCGAACGCCCAGATCGCCGCGATACTGACGGCTGCGGCGGTAGACATCAGTTCATCAGGTACGTCTTGCCACGAATCGCGACCGTGGCGACCACGCCAGCGCCAGCCGCACCCACCGTCACCGTCGCCGCGTTGCCCGTCGTGATGGCAATGGGCGGGACGAAGTTCGTAATGATCGGGGCCGTGTTGGCAGCGGGGATCTGATAACGCTCCAGCACCGTCGCGCCGTCGCGCACCTCGATCACCACGGCAGCAGCCGGGGGACCACTGAAGCTAATCGACACGCCAGTCACGAAATGCTGCCGGTTCGTGGCCCCGGCACGGGTCGCCGTGGCCGTGGCGTTGGTCTGCGTGTCCACGACACTCCACTGCGTCGGCTCCCACGCCTTCTGTTCGATGCTTGCCATCTCAGTCTCCAGACTTTCGTAGGGTCACTGTGCCACCGCCACCACCGCCACCGCCAGTGACAGACGGAGCAATGGCACCCAACCGCAATGTGGCGGCGGGGACCAGAATAAAGTTCTGCACTTCCGGCGCAACCGCAAGCAGCCGTAGCACCACGGGCGTCGGCGTGATCGCCAGCGTCCCCGGTACGACGGTCGGGGCGATCGCGATGTCTCGGACTGCCACCGCCGGAACCGCCACCGTCACGGTCGTTGTGGTAACCGGGACGACGGCGTTGAGCGTGAGGCGCGACGAGGGCACGGCCACCTGTGTCGTTGCCGACACAGCGGGCGCGACGGCTACCAACTTGAGCGTTGTCGCCGGGACCGTTACCGTGGCTGTGCCAGCACTGACCGTTGGGGCCACCGCCAATATCCTGACCGCCGCCACCGGGACGGTGACCACCGTGACGGCGGTAACCGCATACGTGAACCGATGCAGCCCATACGGCCCACGTGCCCGCAGCCACGGCTTACTGCGCGCCATGCGCTAGATCAGCTCGGCGTTGCCATCTCGACGCTGCCCTGCGGCTGGCCGAGGAAGGTCGCCAGCGTGTTGCACAAGTCGGTGTCGGACCAGTTCGGCGCGTTGAGCGGCGGCACGGTCTGCGACAGCGCGGCCTGTGCAATGCGCGGGATTGGCTGGTTGGCAACCGTGTCTTGAATCGTGTAGCTGTAGTCCACTTGCACCGTGTTGGCGACCGGATCGACAACGTAGCGCGTGATGAGGATAGCCATGAATGTAGTCAGGCGAGGGTAGGTTGGATCGGCGGTTCTTCGCCCATCTGCAGGGTGGTGTTCGATGCGGTGGCGAGGTTGTTGCCACTTCCCGACTCGTCGCGCACCGTGGTGCTCACCGGCACGGTGACGAACTCGCGCCCGAAGAAGCGGCCTTTGAGGCTCGGGTGCCGGTAGGTCGGGTCCATCAGCAGCGGCACCTCCTGCTGGGGGACAAACGCCCCGAGGATCAGCTGCAGGTCGAAGAGGTTGCCAACGAACGTGGCGTTGATTGAGGGCACCAGCGTCGTCGTACACGCCGCGTTCGCGGTGGGCACGTTCGGGGCGGATGTGCGGGTCCGCAACGCCCCGTTCACGTACCCTGTCACCGTCGAGCCGTCGTACGTGATGGCAATATGTTTCCAAATCTGGTCGAGGTGCTGGCTTCCGGCGACGGCAGAGTACGTGGTTCCCGCACTGGCCGTGTAGTGGCGCACGTTGATGTCTGCGGCCTGCACGACGATGGCGTACCCGTCGCGCAGGCTGTTTGCCGTGCTTGCTTGCCGGATGATGTCGCCGCCCGAGTTGCCGCCCAGCCATCGCATCCAGAACGAGAAGGTGTACCCGCCCGCCGCATAATTCAAACCCGTCACGTTCGTCGCCGTGGCGTTGCTGCTGGCCGCGAAGCGATACACGCTCGGCATCACTGCGCTTCCATCACGATGGGCAGCACCTGCAGCGCGAAGTTGCTCGCCGTCGCGTTCAACCCTTGGCCCGTCGCGTTCCACACCGCGATGTTGTAGTCGGGGGGCAAGTCGTACGCGAGAAACGTCTTCGTGTACGTCGTGTTCGTTGCGGTCGTGACGACAATCGACCCCAGCACTTCGGCAGACGTTGGCTCCGTGGACAGCGGCGAGGTTGCCGTGGACCCCAGTCCGTTGTCCGACAGGTCGAGGGTGCCGTCGTTGCTATGGCGTACCAAATACACGCGCACCGGCGAGTTCGCGGTCGGGGCCGTGCCACCCGTCGTGATTCGCACGAATACCATCGCCATCGGGGCGCGGGTGGTCGTGTTGTCGATGA